TCAAAAATGGATCTAAACTAAACAACAAATCGTTAGGTACTTTAACTGCTTTAAAGTTGTAATAGTCTATCCAATCTTTAATTGTATAACTTAAGATAGTGAGTGTAGTAGATACCTTAGAAGTGTAAGGAAGTTTATAGTATGGGTTAGCAATCTCCATAGGTGTCTCCCCTCAATTTATCTATATACTCCACTCTGTTTATATACTGGTATAGTAATTCTAAGCTGTGTGTATATTGGTCGGCGGCCATAGACCCCCCTTCTTCTTTAAGTAGCTTAGCTAACTTTAAGCTATTTACTTTCGCGTCTTCTCTAATTTCGTGGGCTCTAGTTTCCTTGATGAATGACTTTAGGGGTAGGCACTCCAACCCCATATACTTCTCATCTAGTTCTTTTAACAGTTGCACCTCTTGGTCCTCAGCTATTTCTTTGAGCGCTGAACTCAAGAGCTTAACGCTCATGCCCTCGTTCCTCCTTTCATTTACTGGTTCAGTCGGCGCAATATATGGTAATTCGGGTTCAAACGTTATATTAGAAGATGCCTTTACTTCTTGATTGTCATATTTTTCCCAATAAAGCTTATCTTCCTCTGCCGCCGCCTTTTCTTGTTTAGTTCGTGATTCTTGTGCCGTCGCCTTTTCTCGCATGATTTGTTTTAGTTTATACTTGTCTGTTTTTTCATATTCTTCTTGCTTAAACTGGTCGGCGAGTCGCTCTTCCTCAAGTTGCTCTGCTATTCTGTTGGCCTTTTCCCATCTTATGCGTTTACGAAGTCGATAAGAACCCCCACCTCCCACACAATTACTCTGGTCTACCCCATTGAGTAGCTCTTCTTTCGTAGGAATATCTGTCTCATAATCAATACAGTAAAGCCCATCATCTATAGAATCTAAATATTTAATGTACTTGTGTAACTTGTAGTCCATGTATTGGTCTACATCTTTTTCTAGATGGGGTGCGGGTCTAAACACTCGGCGTTTAACAGTCTCCATAAGTATCCCCAAATGCGCCCTCGCATGCAATCGGTAAGTCCTCTGCCCAAGTAGGTGCTGTATTCATAATGCCCATCACATAGTCCAAAGTATCTTGGGCAGTAGCTTTTGTCGATACACATACCACTGCATCATGTACTGTAAGTACAGGCCTATGCTTCTCATTAATCTCTATCATCTGTTCACCTATCACTATCCTAGCTAACGCTTGTACAACATTCTCTACTACTGCACCTCCCCATATACTGATAGTGCCTCGTCTAGATTTATACTCGTAGCCATCCGAACCTAACTGTAAGTCAGGGTAGGTAATGTATAGACCGTTAGGTAACTTAATCCCTTTAGGTTCTACTAACAGACATTTGCCTGAGCCTAAGTAATACGGGAGCCGGTCAGCCGGCCATGATGCTATGTCTCGTAAGGCTCTGTCGCATTCTTCCCATAGCTTAACTACCTCATGATTAACTTCACGATATAGTTTGACTAATCTTTTACTTTCTATCTCATTAACTTCAATGCCGGCGTTAAGTTTTAGTACACCCTTAAGCTTGACATGGCCTGTGCCATACCCTAACCCAAGTATGCAAGTCTTACCCACTGCTCGCTCTTTTTTATCAGCCTTGTTGATTGTCTTCTTGTATACACGAGACGCAAAGTCACAGTACACATCTTTGCCTTGTCGATAGAGTTCTACTTGGTCGTGTTGTCCGGCAAGCCAGACTAATATACGAGCTTCGATTTGTGAGGAGTCAACATTAAGTATCACATGATTGTTAGGAGGTAAGATTGCATTCTTTAATGCTTTCTTTTTGACATCACGGCTCGGTAAGTTCTGAAAGTTTACCTTGTCTGCCCCACTCCACCGACCTGTATGAGCACCATAGTATTTAAGTGGGATAGGTAAGAGTCCTTGATTCCTTCCTCCGATGTCTATAAATCGTTGTATGCGTGACTCTTCTATCGTTGACTTCGTGCCTAACCTAACTGCACATAACTCTTGCAACACCGGGTTGTCACTTTCTTGAAGTGCAATGAACCCCGCGTCAGTCTTAGCTAAAGCGTAAGTTTCTTTCCCGGTAGTAGGGGATGTCTTCATTGGCACAGGAATGTGCATGTCTTCTAATATCTTAGCGAACTGTATGTTACTCGCTAACTTCTTCCTAACTGCCTCTTCGGTGTCACAGTCTAAGGTTTCCATTAACCCTTTTAACATTGAGGTCTTTTCTTCTTTTAGTTCCTTGAGTCTTTCTTCTAGTAATTTATCATTGACGCGTAATATAGGTAGTATGAACATCCTAAGTGTAATATCAATGAGTTTCAATTCGGGTAAGGGGAATCCTTTAGATAGGATTTTGAATAGGTCGTAGGTTAGTCTTACATCGTTCTTACAATACTCGCCGTACTGACGCAGTTGATGTTCCGGAAAGTCTTCGAGTCGCATACCTAATGCTTGTAGGACTTCTGTTCCTTTCTCGCCTATCTGATAGCGTTCAGCTAATGCTTTAAGTGAACCCCCGGCTTCTACTCCATGCTTGGCTCTTGCCATGCAAAGGGTATCGAGGTAGGCTACTGGCTCATGGCCATAGACCCATTTAAGTATTGCTCCGTCAAACTGCGTGTTATGACAGATGAGCATTGAGTTCCTCCAGTCAACTAAGGCGATTCCCTTAGATGCCTGTCCTCCGGCATACCATACGGGCTTACCATCGTCTATTTGAATCGCCACCCCAATCACTTGGAACTGAGGGTTCAGTATATATTCTTCTGTTGTGTGGTTGCGTAGGCCGTAACCTTTTGCATAGAATGTTTCAAAGTCAATCGTTACTACTTGCATAATTTCCTCTCGTTTTTGCAGAAGCCTTGTAGCTCCCGTGTATGTCCACAATACCACTTTTTAAAAAAGAACTTAGCGTTCTTCTCGCCACATTTGTGACAGATTCTTTCTTTTCGTTGTTCTGTTTTAAAACTCATAATACATATGTTGCTGTGTGTTCATCACGACATTGGGCATTACACCAACGCCTTGTATCTTTTACTTCTGCCCCACACCACATACACTTGCCAGTATCATTCTCTTCAATTGATGTGTTGACTGTCTTAAGAGTAAACTTAAGTCGGGCATTCATCTCATCGTTGGCTATGTCTATTTCGTCAGCCAATCTTTCATACCCCTAGCATTATTAAAAGCAGTTGCGTTTGCAGACGATGGTCTCTTCTTCGGTAGTTTTATAAGTCCTTGTTTATCAAAGTCTACTAAAGTAGAGTAGCCTAACCCTGTTGCTTGAGATAGTTTATGTCTACTAAAGTCTGGCCGTTTCTCTTGCCATTCTTTTATCAGCTTAACTGCTTTTTCTTTTTCTGCCTCTTTCATTATTTTCCTTTTCTATTCGTTTGTTTGCATACCATATCATTTTTTGTAAATCTTCTGTTAAGTTATTTTTGTATAGACATCTTAAAAGATATTTCCCACATTGCCACAGTAGTGGTTCGCTATGGAAAAACTCTTGTAGTATGTCAATGACTTCCCATTTATGTTTGGTATAGTGTAAGGGTTTATTTACATTATCTTTTTTCATTGTAAGTGTTTAAGCACTGCCTCAAATGAATCTACGTTGTGTTCATCAATTATTGTTGAGTACCCTCCAGCTTGTTTTATCAAGGTCAGGTGTTTGTTTTGTAAGGCTGTTGCTTTGTTGCCGTTGGCTTTACATTCAATCCCTAAAAACAATCCTTTATGACAGGCAATGATATCAGGTACACCACTTGCACCATAACCACCTGTAGCGGGCATACAATGGTAAGCACCTACCTTATCTAATATGCTTTTTACTTTAGTCTTTACTTTCTTTTCAGGGGTCATACGAATCCTTTAAAAAAAGAGGGGGTGTTACCCCCCATCTCGTTTATTATAGTTATGATACTAATGGTGGAAGTTCAGCGTTATCCACAGGCGCTATCTCTAATAGAGGTATACCATCAGACTCCAATGCACTCCAATCTTGATTCAATACAGTGGTCACAACCTCGTCCATAAGAGGGGGTAACTGAGCCTCTGCAACAGGTAAGA